GCCCAAACCTCTGGTTGATCTGGCCTAAAACCACCAGACCAAACGATTCCAACCCGCAATTTACCGGTTTTTGGACCCATCTTCTTGGCCCATTTCTCAACATCTTCTGGAAATGGTGTCAAATATGGATCATTTGGGATGTTATCCAGCGTAGTTTTAAACGCTAATGGTAGGCTCAAAATAGGAGTTTGATAGTCAAAACCGGGCAATTGGTCGCCAGTTACCACAATTTGATCTACACCCCTTATGGTTTTGGCCAGCCTTGCTAATGGTTTTTCTACACCAAGAAGCACTCTGGCACCTTTGTCCGCAGCCAAAGTAGCATAGCGGCAGAATTGCAACATATCACCAAGGCCTTGCTCACCATGGATAAAAATGCTTTTACCGCTGATATCTTCCTCGCCCAACCACAGTTTTCCGGGTAGATGACGGCGTGGATAGGTGGCCCTTTTAAAACGCCACTCATGTTCTTGCCAGCCTTTTTCGTAATTTCCCTTTAATAACAAGCACATAGAGCGATTAAATCGGGCATCTTCTAAGTTTGGTTTGATGTTAATTGCTTTGTCATAATCAGCCAAAGCTTCATCAATACGCATTAAATTCTGCAAAACAAGACCGCGGTTATTGTAAAAAGCCTCAACCATCTTTGGATTTAACTTAATGGCTTGGTTGTAATTAGCCAAGGTATCTTCCATACGATGCAGTTTTTGCAGTGCAATACCGCGATTATTTAATGCCTCTGGAAAGTCTGGCTTATATTTGAGCGCCAAAGTGTATTGCTCAATAGCCTCTTCAGTCTTGTTGATGGCATCAAAAGCTATTCCTTTGTTGTAATAGGCTTCTGCGTACTTAGGATTGATAGCAAGTGATTTTTCAAAATCATCCATGGCCAACTCAATCTGTTTGAGCTCTATAAACAAATTAGCCCGATTGTTATACATTACGGCATTTTTATTGTGAAGATTAAGCGCTTCATTAAAGAATCCCAATGCCTGAATGTACTGTTTGTTGTTGCTAAGCATGACACCCATTAGGTGCAAAGCGTCAACGTGCTTTGGTGTTTTTTGTAGAATTGATTCACATATCAAAGCAGCCTCTTGAGGCCGTCCAGCCTCAAATGCCACAATGGCTCTTTGAAAATTATGATCTATGATTGGTTGTTTGTTTTTGTGTGATGGGTACGTTTTCATACCTATGAACTATATCACAAATATCTTGAATATAAAGTAAAATTAGTGTATAAATACACAGTATCTGGGTGATTGCTTAAACCACCACTGCCCCAGCAGACGATGCAACGATCGGTTTAAGCCTTTTGCATAAGGAGTTCCATTATGGGACGTAGTACATTTGAAGGCCCAATCCTATCGGGCGACAATCGTTTTGGTCAACAACGTGACGTTGGTCCAGTTCTTTTAACTCAATACGCATTTTTAGATTTTTCTAAAACTACTGCAGGAACCGCTGGTTATGCTGGTAGCTCTGGCGTGTTTGTTAGTTCAAACAATATTCCAAATAACGTAGGTACTATTTGGACTCCACAAGCCGGCGCATATAGCGCTTCAGGCCCTACTGTAGCTACAGCTCCTACTGCTGATGCTGCTGGTACTATTTATCGTGGCGCAGTTTTCTTGTTGCCACAAGCATCATATCTTTACAACGTAACTTTAGATTTCATTGCAAACCCAGTTGATGCGGCTACATTGTCTCCCTCAACAGTTGCTTGTTATGTTTCTAACCAGTTTGTAACTTCTTCAACTGGCGCTGTTTACGCAAGCGTAGCTTCTAATACAACTACCGCTATTGGCCGTACAACTGCCACTTACACAGCTACCCAATACGCAAACTGCCAGTCTACTTTACAAGACGTACAAAACATTCAGCCCGGCACACAACCAACTTGGTTTAGCCAAGTAGTTGTTACTTTGGGTATGACTGGTAATAGCTGGAATTCTCCTGTATCTGGTAAGTTTGGTATTACTTTGCAATATGCACAGGCCGACACTAATATTGGAAATAGTTCAACATATCCATATGGTAACTTTGACTAATAATCCGAATGGGAGCTTCGGCTCCCTTTTTAAAACTTAAGGAGATATTATGTCAGGCGCATGGAATTTATTGAATTTTTTCTCGCCCAGCAATGGAGCGGGAGTAAGCACACAAACAGCTAGTTTAGGCACACAAACATCTACAACACCATTGGTTGGTATTGATGGTGCCGCACAATTTATTGCTCCTCAGCGTCTGCGTGACGTTGTAGGAAAACTTAAAGTTTCGCAATCGCAAAACATTTATGACGCCGACTTTGAATACGGCGTTCAACCTTTGCGCTGGGAACAATACATTCAAAACGTATCCGGTCAAGCATCTATTGTTCAGAACCCCGGATTAGGCGGTGTAACAATGACAATCGGCGGCGGTAACGTCCCCGGTGACATTACTGTTCGTCAATCACGTCCTTATCACCGCTATCAGCCCGGTAAGACGTTTTACATGGCCTCTAACGTAAACTTTGGCGCATCAGTTCAAGGTCAATTCCAGCGTGTTGGTATTTTTGATGACTCCAACGGAATGTTCTTCATGCAGGCGGGAGCCCCTTATGCTGGTAACCCATATGCCATGTTTGCTGTTATTCGTTCAGATTCGGGCGGAACTCCTGTAGATACAGTGATTCCATTTGAAGCATGGAACGGAAACAAAAATATTGCCAACGCAGTTGACTGGACTAAAGTTCAGATGATTTGGATGGAATATGCTTGGTACGGAGCCGGCGCATTGCGTTGGGGCGTAGTCATTGATGGCGAGCCTTGGATCATGCACCAAGTCGGTACTGGTAACGGTGTAGTTAACGGCGTAAACCAAATTAAACCATGGAGCCGTACTGGTAATTTGCCTGTTCGTTACGAGCAGCGCGATAGTGGCTCTACTGGTCTTTCAGTGATGACTCACTACGGTGTATCGGTATTGATTGAAGGCGGTATTGATAAACAGCGTGGTTTTACTTATTCTTATGGTAACTATGCTGCATTACAAACTCGTACTATTGGTGCAAACTCTATTCGTTTCCCAGCCATGTCTTTCCGTATGAGAGCCGTAGGTACAGATCAGTTTGACAATACCATCACCACGGCTACTGGCGGAACAGTTCAATCGTTAACTATTGCTACTGCAACTCCAGCAATTTCAACAATTGTTGGTACTAGTATTAATAGCCAATCAACATTTACATTTTCCTCTGCACATGGTTATCCATTAACCAATACAGCGCAAGCAAATAGCCCAGCAAACTATATTACGCTGTCGTCATTTAACCAGCTTGGTACGGCTACCGGATACACTTATTCTTCTGGAACCATTGCCGCAACAAATGCTTTTGTAACTGATCCCACTGTAACCGGTGCATCTGGAACTACGCAGTTTATTGTTTCTAACGCAATTAATCAGTCAACGGGATTGCCAATTGCGATTGCCGTAGGTCAAGCTATCAGTGGTACTGGTGTTGCTTCTAACGCTACCGTTTCTGCTATTACCTATTATGGCTCTGTAAGCAACCCCGGAAATGCTCCAGATATTCAGTATCCAAGTAACGCAATTATTACTTTGAGCACTGCATTAACTGCACAAGCAGCCGGAAATTATCAGTTCTCTAACCCAAGCACTGGTGCTTTATTAACCATTACTACGTCAACTGGAACATTCTTGCCAAGCGCATCATTGGCTGGTACAGGTATTGCTTCTGGTACAACCATAACCAAACAGCAGTCTGCATTCGGTTCATTTGTTGTAAACCAAACTGCTACTGCTACGGCAATTGCCTCTACCTCAATTACTTTGGGTGCAAATACCACAGTAACGGCTGGACAAGCAGTTATTGGATCTGGTATTGCCGCTGGCACCATTGTTCAAACTGTTGGCACGGCTGGTTTAATTACCATTAGCAGCGGGACAACTTCTGCTCTTGCAGCCAATACCGTCTTGTCGTTCTACGGCACAACAGCTTCACAAGCTTATTCAAGCGGTGGTGCGGTTGGTACAAGCGTGATTACATTAGCAGCCGGAACAGGTTTTGTAGTTGGTCAAATGTTTATGGGAACCGGCGTTCCTGCAAATACATTTATTTCAGCAATTAACGGATCTGTTATTACCCTTAGCCAAGCATTTACAGTTCAAGCGGTAGGCCAATACTCTGCTCAAGCTCCGGGCGCAAACGGCACATATGCTTTAAGCGCTCTGCAAGGATCATTGTCTGGAAGTATTAGCTCCACATACACGGTTGCTGCTAGTACATACTTGATTGCTAACGTACCAAATACAACACAACTGTTGTTAAATATTCCATTACCAAACGGTGTAACTGCAAACAGCACATTGCCAACAGCAACTTATTGGGGTACAAACCAATTTGTTGGCAAGTTCGTTTATTACAATGCTTCAATGCCATCAGTAAGTGCAGTAACTGTTGGCGGCGGAACATTGGTCGGCGGTGTAACACAGTTCCCAGTAAACATTGTATTTGGAGCTGTTCACAATTTGTCTGTTGGTAATGTCATCAATATTGCAAACTCAAACCCTGCAACATTTAATGGTCAGTTTAACGTCCTAGCAGCAAGCGCAACCGGAGTAACAATTAACTACGGAGCATCAAGCCCCGGAAGTTATAGTGGAAGTGCTACAGTAACTTCGCCATATACTGGAAGAATTACAAGTAATACGACCAATACAATTACTTTCCAAGATATTGTTAACGGATTGCCACTTGCTAATGGTCCTTCTGCTGGTAACACATATCAGATTGGACTAATTGATAGAGGTCAGCTATTGCCACAAACGCTGTTGATAAACACCAGCGCTACTGCTTTGGTTGAATTGGTTGCAAGTACACCAACAAATCAGCTTTCATTGGGTCAAGCAAACTTTAAAGCTATGAATACTTTAGGTTCGTTCAACTCGTTTGCTGAAGTAGATTTGTCTGCGGCTAACTTGTCTGGTGGTGAAGTTGTATATGCGTTCTCAACGCCTAACAATGCACTGCAGCAGTTAGACTTGCAGAATTTCTTCCCTGTACTGACTAACATTAAAGGTAACGTAGCAGATATTTTGACAGTGGCAATTACCACAAACCAAAGTACTGCAGTTCAAGTTAACGTAGTTTGTCAGGAAGCGATGGCTTAATATGGCTAAATCTCCAGCATGGACTCGCAAGGAGGGGAAGTCACCCTCCGGCGGTCTTAACGCAAAAGGTAGAGCAAGTTTAAAAGCAGCAGGACACGATATTAAACCACCGCAACCAGAAGGCGGATCGCGGAAGAAATCTTTCTGCGCCCGCATGACTGGAATGAAAAAGAAATTGACATCAAGTAAAACGGCCAATGACCCAGATAGCAGAATTAATAAGTCATTGAAAAAATGGAAATGCTAAAATGAGTGACATTGATCCAATCCTAACAGCCAGAGAATTGGCAACACACGCAAACGATATTGAGCATTTACAGGCCGACATGGACAAAATGGTTAAAGAGATGGCAGAAATTAAGGAAGCAATTAAAGCTATCCAAAAAACTCTGGCAGAAGCTCATGGTGGTTGGAAAACATTGATGATGGTTGGTGGCGCTTTTGCTTTGATTGGCGCTATTTTGGCTAATATGTTTAATGGTATTTGGGGTAAGTAATGCCAAGCAAAAGCAAGGCACAGCATAATTTGATGGAAGCCGTGGCTCATAATGCTGCGTTTGCCAAAAAAGTAGGAATACCTCAAAAGGTTGGAAAAGATTTTGCAGCTGCGGATAAAGGTAAGAAATTTCGTAAGGGTGGATCCGCCAACCCTACGGCCGAAGGTATTAATAAACAAAAAACGCATCACGGTGATTTACAATTACCTAATGCAAGTTTAAATAAATACATTGGTTTTAGTTCTGGTGGTGTAACCCGAAAGGAAAAAGAAATGAAGACAAAAGTAACAACTAAAGGAATGCCAGCACTAGCTCGCAATGTTGGCGTAAAAAAAGCCATGGATATGCCAAGCGCAATGGACATGGGTGCTATGGGAATGAAGAAAGGCGGCATGGCTATGAAGAAAATGGCGATGAAAAAGATGGCTAAAGGCGGAGAGACCATGGGTCCACGCACTATGGCTAAAGATGTAGAAAAAGGTTCTAATAAGTTGACCAAACATGGTGAATCTGCTGTGCAAAAACGCGGCCATACACGCGGTACCAACCTCGGTGATAGCGGTAAAGAAATTGGTATTGAAAGCGGAGCCCGCATGAAAAAAGGCGGCATGATGAAAAAATATGCCAAAGGCGGCGTAATTTATGGTGAGTCTATGGGTTCTGTTAAAACTGCTGGTGGCAAAAAACCACATGGCAACGGCATTGCAGAGCGCGGCTTGACAAGAGCTAATATGCCTAAGATGTCTGGCAACACCGTTGGTAACGGACCACTTGTTAACGCCATGAAAAAAGGCGGAATGACTAAGAAGAAGTACTGCTAATCATGCCATACGAAGAAACCGGAAAAGAAAAAGCCAAACGGGAAGCCTATTACAAGGCCAATCGTGAGCGCGGTATTCGCCAAGAAGCCGAGCGCGATTACAAATTGTTTGGTACTACTCAACAAAACATTCCACAGGTTAACCCTATGGGTGATGCAACTATGCCAGCTGCGGCTGGTATGAAAAAAGGCGGAAAAGTTTTAGCGAAGGAAGGCGGTATGTTAAAACCTGTAGATAAAGAAGAGAACCCCGGATTAGCAAAATTGCCTACTCCCGTACGCAATAAAATGGGTTATATGAAAAAAGGTGGACAAACTAAAAAAATGTCCAAAGGTGGATCAGCATCTAGCCGTGCAGATGGTATTGCACAGCAAGGTAAAACACGCGGTAAATATTGTTAAGGAGAAGTAAATGAATCCAAAAGTAACCAAAGAAACAATGGAGCCAGAATCAGGACCAGACATGGTTCACCATGACGACTTCATCAGCCAGCACGAAGAAGGCGATCACAAGCACCACAGCGCTCACTATATGAAACATACAGCTGGCGACCACAAACGTCACCGCGACCATGTAATGGCTATGTGCGGCGGCGGCATGGCTAAGAAAATGAAAAAAGGCGGAGCTTGCTAATATGATGGCAAGCCGCGGAATGGGCGATATTGCTCCATCTAAAATGCCCGGCAAAAAGGTTATCCATAGAAAGGACAACCCTGATGCAGTGTATGAATATAAAAAAGGCGGTGAAGTCTGGGACAAGCCGCGTCCTAAAGATTTAGGCAAGCCTAAAAAATTATCATCCAAGAAAAAGTCAAAAGCTAAAGCCATGGCTAAAGCAGCTGGCAGACCTTATCCTAATTTAGTTGATAACATGAGAGCCGCAAGGAGCAAATAATGGCTGAAAAGTGGATTCAGAAAGCAATTAAAAAACCCGGAGCTTTACGCAAAGAATTAGGCGTAAAGGAAGGTAAAACTATTCCGCCAAAGAAACTAGCTGCAGCAACAAAAAAACCCGGCAAGTTGGGTCAGCGGGCTAGATTGGCGGAAACCCTAAAGGGAATAAAAAAGTGATTAACTTTATAGAAGCTCAAATGAAAACCGCAGACCGTCTTTATCAGATGATGGAGCGGGATCATAACGAGCGCATTAAAGATATGTCCATGTGGTCAGAGGCCAGCTATAGCTTACTCAGAAAGCTGGATCAACGCGATAAAGAAATTATTAAATTAAGGGCTGAGATAGCCGCTTTAAAAGCCGCGTCAGCATTATAAATGGCCAATCCATCAGGACAAACATCATTTAATTTAGACCTCACTGAGCTTGTAGAAGAAGCCTTTGAGCGTTGTGGCTCGCAGTTACGTTCTGGTTACGATCTTAGAACAGCGCGCCGCTCTCTTAATTTGCTTACTATTGAGTGGGCAAACCGTGGAATCAACCTTTGGACCATTGAAGAGGGCAGCATTGCCTTAACGCCCGGACAAGCTATTTATCCTCTGCCAGTAGACACAATTGATTTACTAGATCAGGTTATCCGTCAAAACAATGGAAATACAACCACGCAAACTGATATTAATATTAGCCGTATATCTGAGTCTACTTACGCTACTATTCCTAATAAACTGACTAATGGTCGCCCAATTCAAGTTTGGATCAACCGCCAAAATGGTTTGACTAATGCCATTCCTTCGGCAACTTTGGCCGCGGCGGTAACCTCATCAGCGACCACAATGACAGTCAATGATGCTACCAATCTTGGTTCTACTGGATTTGTGCAGATTGATTCAGAAATTATTGCCTATACCAACTTAGTTGGAAACGTAATAACAAACTGCTGGCGCGGTCAAAATGACACTACAGCAGCCTCACACGCATCAGGCGCGGGTGTTTATATTTCTAATCTGCCCTGCATCAACGTCTGGCCAACACCAAACTCTGGCGGAAACTATACCTTTGTCTATTGGCGTATGCGCCGGATTCAAGATGCTGGCGGCGGTATTAACGTAGGCGATATTCCTTTCCGTTGGATTCCATGTATGGTTGCAGGATTAGCTTCTCATTTATCCATGAAACTGCCAGATATGGATCCCACGCGCGCGATGGCATTAAAGCAATATTATGAAGAAGTAT